ATTTTCACCTGCGTGATATAGAGGTATTAATTTATCGACATATTCTGGCTTTAACCGATCTATCATGTAAAGATAATTTTCCCAGGTGTCTTGTTGACAAATTTCTTTTTCTGCGTCAGTCATATCAGGATCTTGAATATGATCAACTTGTGCAAAAATCTCTACTACATCACCGATTTCATTTATAAAATGAATATAATCATCAACATCAACAGTCTTACCTAGATTATAAGCTGAATAAGCTCCACTGTCAATAAAAAATTTACCTTTATATTGTGGATTTTTTCTTAAGAACTCAACCCACTCCATAATATCATTACGATCATTAAGGTTGGAGAATAAACGATTACACTCCAACCTCTTGATCTCTTGTTCTGCTATTTCAATTGAACTACCTGCAAAATATAAATCCATAAATTATCTACCTTAAAAATTATTATGCTAATTATAACATATATTATTCAGTTTGTAAAGTCGGACTTGATGTAAAGATATAAAATAGTGGTGTATCACATAATGCAATTATAGCTTTAACAATCCACTGTCCAATAATCATATTTATCATGATTGGAATCATTGTAGAATCAAACAACCATCCAAATCCAAATCCAAATGCAATTACAACATATATAATGCTGTCAATAATCTGACTTGAAATCGTACCTACATTATTCCAAATCCATTTTCCTTTAATTACATTTTCTTTTCCATACTTAGAAATAAACCAATTTCTAATACCATGGAAAACAATAAGATCGAAATGTTGTGAACAAAGATAAGCAGTAAGACTTGCAACTACAAATACCCAATTCTGACCAAGTAATGCTACATAATGGACCTGCATTTCTGGATCTGATGGAACAAGATATCTTGCCGCAATTACAAAGAAAGTTGAGACAAGCTGACAAACAAATCCAAAACGAACTGCCATCTTTGATTCTTCTTTACCCCATATTTCTCCAATGATGTCAGTAATTAAGAATGTCACTGGATAACAAATTGCACCTACTGTTAAAGAAACAGGAGATCCAAAAAGATTAAATGGCATTAAAAATACCTTGCTTGCAATACAATTGCATGTAACAAGACAAGTTGCAAAAATCATGTACAAAAATAATAGTGACTCATTAGTCTTTTTCATTAAATTTTAAACTCCTTCGTTTAATAAGTTGGTAAGGATAAACAACTATCCTCATTTTAGTTGGTAGGACTAAACAACATGAATTAGCATAATAATATTATATACAATCTATTTAAATAAACTTCATTATATGCAGGTATTTATTCCAGCTATTATCGTGCTTATCTACGATATACTGTAATTCTTTTTTGTCAAATTCTTTATTAATAAGTTTATACAGTTTTTCTTTACAATCTTCAAGATTTCTTTTTTCATAAAGGTATTTTGGATTACCTTTTAATTCGTACTCAAAATCTTTCCAAATAGGATATAATGGATTACATTCAAAAGTAATTGCTTCCAGAAGTGTCCAGCTGACCCAATCTTGATTAGCACAATTAAATACAACCGAAGCTCTACTAAGTAATTCATAATAAGTTAATTTATTTGAAGTATCAACAACTTCAAGATTCGAACCTTCTTTTGAAGTGATTTTATTCAATCTATCAACAACTTCTTTATTAGAAGTGATAGATCTTGTACTTCTTGGATTAACTAATTTAAATTTAATATCTGGACAAGCTTCTACCAGGTCAAGAAAGAACATTGGATCTTTTTCATCGTCAAATCTTGATGCAAATAAGACAAATGGTTCCTTATTGAATTTTTTCAACCCAATCTCATTAAGTTGTTCTTTTAATCTCCTACTATTGTAAGGAAGACCTACATGAAAAATATTATCTTCCCTTGCAATACCAGCAACAATGCACAGTTGTCTAAGAATATGAGAACAGGTAAAAATAAAATCAAACTGCTGACCAAATCCTTGTTCAATTGGTCTCATCCAATCTTTCATCTTCCAAGCAAAATCAGTGTCATCAACTGATTGTGCATGAATGAATGTACCAATCTTAAAATGCATCTTTTTTAATTGACGAATATAAAATAGACTTTCAATGCCAGGATGCCAAAAATCTTCAACATACACAACATCATTATCAGTTAATTCACCATTTTCAATTAACTCTATTAATTTCATGATTTGTGATAATGCAAAATAACATCTTCCAGAAGCATCCAGAACTACACCGTCTTTAATTGTATTACTAATGCTAATACCATCAACTCTTACAAAATCAATATTATTTGTTTTAAAATTATCTTCAGCCCACCCATTGATAGAAGACATAAAATATGTATATCTTTCAATATAAGGCTCGATTGGAACATAAAATAATCTCATTTCTTAATCCTCGTATAAAAGTTTATCGTTTCCTTCAAACATTCCATCTGTATTTAATTCAGATAAAGAAGTCTTACAATCATGTTGAGATAGATTCAAGACATAAACGCAGTCCTTCTTATCTTTTAATTTTAAAGAAACATTTTCCGGTATAAGTTCAGAATAATTATTTAGTTGAGTTAAAATAACATTATCAAATAATCTATAATCTACGGATGGCAAAAACCTTTCTGTAACCTCAACTATAAGTTTATAGTTATTTTTTAAATAATCTAACTCTTCATCAGTTGCACTAAGACATATTAGATTATTTTGATTAGCACCAAAATAAATAGAAATATTAATAAGATTATTATCATTTAATATTTGAATTAATTTCGATGCAGAAACTACACTACTATCAACAAACAAGGTGAGATTTCCATAATTTAGATTATGCTCTACCTCAGTGCCTAACCAACATCTCATACTCTATACTCCAGTACACATCCATTTTCATTATCTTCATTTACAGTTATTTCAATATCTCTATGACACCCATAAGTATTCTGAATAACTTCTAAAAGGTCATCTGCAATTGATTCGCATGATTTATTTGAAAGTGACGATATATTTATATTATCTTCAATAAAATGTTTAAACATGATAAACTCTATTTCTCTATCATTATTGAAGACTTCTATCTTTACCTGAATATGTGCCACGTGACGATGTGGATATCTTAGATAACTTACTTCATCAGGAGCATCTTTGTATTGATGAATAAATTCAGTTTGAGTGGTTACATAAATAAATACTTTCTTACTCATATCCTCTATCCTAATAATTCAATTAATTGATCTTCAGTACATTCTAAATGATTATTTTTAAGATAATTAAATGCTTCTTCTTTGGAATATGATTTTAGCAAATCTTCATATTCTTCTTTTAGATTTGAAGAAAACACATCTAGATACCAAGATCGAAAACTATCTGCATCACACTTCATTGGAACAATACATTCTGGCTTAGCAGAATTGATCATTAACTCGGATAATCTCTTTTTGACACCTTCTTGATTTTCAATAGGACATTCTCCTATTAATTCATCATGAACTGCAATAAGCAATTTAAATCCAAAATCTCGTAACTGTTTATCATTATAAACTGCTATCATTGCTCTTTTGGACATCGAAGCTGCACCACCCTGAACTCTAGCATTTACACATTGTCTCTCAGCCTGTGCAATAAACCCACCATTATCATGAATCTCTATACCATCTTTCAATGCTTTTGATTTCAGTTCATCAAGTTCTTTTTTAGATTTACATGAATAACACTGCTTCTTATATTTATCAATTATAACAGAATTTGTATTAGAATACAAGCCCTTACTTCCAATTAATGGATTAAAATTATCTACGGAAGATCCGTTTTTATTTTTTAAAACAAATTTATCTAATTGAATATCAGGTAATCTTCGTCTTCTTCCCCAACAATCTTCAACATATCCATTTTTCTTGGCATCCAACTGAGTTTGATCAATCCACTTCTTTACCTTTGGAAATCCATTAAAGAAATCATCAGTTACTTTTTGAGCTTCTAAAATATCCTCCTTTGTAGCAGGTCCTTTATGAGTTTTAATTTGATCTGCTATTGATGCAACACCACGACCGTACATCAATCCTAACAGTAAACTCTTAACATTAGTTCTTCTTTTTTTACCTTCTGGATTCATTGTTCCATCAGGATAGAATTCTCTATTGTCTTCATAATTATTATGATAAACATGTGAAGCAATAGTTGCGTATAGATCTTTCCCTTCTTTATAGGCGTTGATCATATTTTCATCTTGAGCATAATTCGCCAATAAACGAGGTTCCTGTTGCGCTACGAAAAGTCAGATCCAACAAGAATATTTTTCTTTCTTACCTTTACCGACTTCTTAATTTAAATCACCTTCTTTCTTATAAATCCATTTTATTATATCATCTACAAAAATATCTTTATCAGCGGATTTTTTTATATTATTTGCTAACTGATATGTATTTTTTGGTTTTTTGCGAATCCAATAATCACTATTAACCCACCAATCACATGCATCCTTTAAGGAATTAAATTCTTTTATAAAATTAGAATTTTTATCAATACAAAAAACTTTTTTATAATGACTCTCAGCTGTTATTTTAACTAATTCTTTTTTTCTTGGAAAGTTACCTTTAATCCAACCTTCAGATATCAATTTATCAATATCTACCTCTTCAGGTTTTACTTTTATGAGTTCTGATTCCCCTCTATGAAAAAATTTAAATCCTTTACTACTTTCAGAGATTTTTTTTCTGTGTTCTTCACTAAAGAACTCACCATTTCTAATATGTTCTTTCATAGTATTACTTATCTTGGATCTTACCTCTTCTGTTTGCATTACTTTATCGTGATAAGATTTATGAATTTCATTCTTCATACTATTAAATTCACTCAATATCGATCTAGATTGTTCATAGTAAGCTTGAAAATCAGGTAATTTATCTAAACATTGCTGTTCGGATTTTGGAAAATTAAAATGACCAAAAATCTTGAATATTGCACAAGCATTTCCTTTCTTATATAAGGAGTTATCTGGAGAACAGAGAAATAAATAATAGTGGGCCAGAACGTGATCCTTATATAAAAGATTAACTCTATTAGACCTGGTATTATCTAATTTTTTACCAACTGACTTATAATAGTATCTTGGAATAATGTGATGAGACTGAGTCTTTCCTTTTTGATATGTTCTGTTTAAATTACAATTAATTAATTGAATATACTTATCTAGATAACTATTCTCAATACAAATATTATTTTCTAATAGAAAATCTTTGATATCTAAAATCATATCTTTCTACTCCTGTTAATAAAAATCTGTTTCAGTATAATTTAGCAGATTTTTATTAACAAGTTATGATTTTTTTAACTAAAGATAAACTCTATTTTTTTGTCATCAATTTGATTAATTGTTAAAATCTGTAAATCTTCGATATAATCACCTACACTCAAATTTTTAGCACTAACCCAATTCTCATTAGATAAAACTTCATCATCACTTGCTAGAATTAAGGAGTTGTTGACTAATTCTACATCAAGCTCAGTATACCCTGCTGTAAACATCATTCTTATTTCATTATTATGTGATGGTATATTCTGAAGATTCGGATCTGAAGAACTAAATCTTCCAGTATCAGCACCAATCTGATTAAAATGAGCATGAAGTCTGTTATCTTTTTTAGAAATACATTCTGGTAACTTGTCAATATAAGTATTAATAAGTTTTAACAAACCTCTGTTTTCTAAAATTAATTTACAGATATTATATTGAGGATATTTATCACTTATTTTCTTTAAAATTTCTTCCCCTGTTCCTCTGGGAGATTTTTTCTCTATTCCTTCTTCAATACCTAAAATATCATATAAAAGAATTGCAAGTTGTGTAGGACTTGCAACATTTATTGGATCCTCAAGTTGCTCAACTTTTGATTTTCCGAAACCTTTACCTGTTTTTTTAAGAGGTTTTAAATTTGCTTCCTTTGTTAATTTCCAATTATTTATTTGATCAGTGTATTTGGATAATTCCGCCTTGATTTTTAAATTACATTCATCTAAAAGTTTATGATATTTATTACTTAATCTTTTTGAATAATCTAAATCTAAACATATACCTGTTAATTCCATTTCTGCTGAAACAATTACAATAGGCATTTCTATATTCATAAAAAGATTAAATAATTTTTCATTACCTGGTCTGTTGAATTCTTTAACCTGATATTCATATAACTTATATGTCATAAAAGCATCAGTTGCAGCATACAAGGAAAAGATTTCTGGATCTACGATCGCATACTCTATTTTTTCAAATAGATGTTCTATATCATATTTTTCAATCGAAGAATCAATCTTTGTAATATATTGTTCCTTTAACCCAGCTCGTTCATTCTCATTTAGAATTCGAGCTCCTATCATTGTATCCCAATATATTGGCAATTCAATATCACAGGTACATTTAACTACTTGATAATCAAATTTTCCATTATGCATTATAATCTTAACATTATTATCAATTAATCTTTGTAGTTGTGTTTGTATCTGAAATTCAGTTATTTGTGGAATATCTTCGAACTCGTTTAACGACTTTAATCTTTTATGATGAACAGGAATATATAAATTTTTACTACCTGATGTATATAAACATAAACCCATTAACTTGCAAGTTAATGGGTCCAAGCTATTATCTGTCTCTGTATCAACAGCAATAATTCCATTTTTTATGGCATTATCTATATAAGATATAAAATCATTATATTCATATATAACAGATGTATTTTCTTTATATGAACCTAAAATTCTATTAACTTCAGAAGAAATTGCACTCAGTTTTTGAGTGATATCTACTTTTGAACTGAGTGCTTTCTTAGTTTTAGGTACTATCGGCTTGTTTACTTTTTCTATAACTTTTTTTGTTCTAGAAACTGTCTCTTTAACAGAAAATTCTTCGCCCCATAAGGAAGACATGATAATACCTCATATATAATTAATAATATGATCTAACCGGTCTTGCAAGTTGCTGACCATTTTGTTCTGACATATTAACTCCGAAATTTGGTTGAGTGTACACCTGAGGAGGTACCGACTGCTGAGATTCAACTGGAGGAGCCTGATACTGAGGATTATTTACAGGAGTATTTACATAAGCAGGTTGAACATACTGAGAATTATTTACAGGAGCAACATTATTATTCCCATTAGGAATCATGTTCGGAGTTGGATTATTCTGCTGTCTAACAGGAAGCTTACCTGTCTGGACGTACACAGCCAGATCTTCATAAGACCTTTCGGGTACTACAGTACCTGCAACCTTCCAATTTTCAAACAGTGAAACATCTTTTACATATACATCATCTCTATAGACCTGTTTATTAAGATTAGGAACAATTTCATATCTTGTTCTCTGATCTCCTACTTTTCCATGTCTAATAATCTTACAGATTACATCAGACAAAGGACCATAATTATCAATGTAAGACTTTAACTGATTTGCATAGGATACACTTCTTTCCCAAACTTTTGCTTGAGGAACAATATTTCCTGACTCATCTCGAACATACTGAATTAAATGAATGTACATTCTTTGAGTAACTGGAAGATTAGCAGCACACATAGGACACTTATTAAGATCATCCTTTGCATCTCTAATACAGCTAACTCTTCCTCTATATTTACCATCTTCTCTAATTTCATGTGTTGTAAGAATATCAAAATCGTTAATGCTGTCATGCATAATTCTTACAACTGCTTCATCGTTATCATTCTTTAAACTGAAAAATCCTACCTGATACTGACCAGTTCCATTACTACTAAAATCAATGTCTTCAAATCTAACTTGTGCCATTTCTAATCTCCTAATATCAATTTACTATTAAAATACACTAATTTTCTACATTTGTCAACCTAAAATATAATCCATTTTCATTCATTAAATTTTCTACATAATTTCTATCTAAATCATTAATATCTCTTCCTTCCGGTATATCTAATATGGTTATTATACAATTATTTTTAAAATAATTTTGAAATCTATTTCTTCCTTTATATCCTGCATTGTCTCCATCGAACGCTAATACATAATTTCTTATACCACTTTTTTCAAGTAATTTATATTGATATTCAGTTCCTGTACCAAACAATGCAACCGCTGGTATTCCATAAGACCAACAAGTTAAAGCATTTATTTGAGATTCGCATATTACTACATATGGATAATTATTATTAATAATAAAATTTAATAAATAGACAGGTTTTTCAACATTTTCTGGAATTACAAAAAATTTTGAAGAAACACTTCTTTTAGTTATAAATAATAGATTTCCATTAATATCCCAAACTGGAAAAGTAATAGCATTTAATTCTTTATCATATCCAATTTTAAATTTATTTATAACATAAGGTGTTAATTTTCTTTGTGTCATATAAGGATGGTAAAAATTAAATTTATCTAATACTGAAAAATCCATAAATTCAGTATTTGATTTTTTTTTGAATTGAATTTCATCTAAAAACAATCCTTCATCTAGAAAAGTATCACCAAAATTATCTACCAGCCAATCTTTTCCTAAATTATCGTCACCATCAAGACAATGACCAACCATTGCATATAACGGTACTCTCTTACCACAAGCAAAACAATGCATGGTACCATAATATATCTTAGGATCATTAAAATCACAAAATATATGACAGCTTGGATGATTCTCTTGACCATTTGAATGATAAGGACAAGTTATCTTAATATCATTTCCTTTTTGGTTACCTATATATTTAAAATAATTATTATTAGAATCACTTCTTAATTTTAATAATATATCTCTTATAGGTGTTCTTATTACTCTATTTCTAATAATTAAATCCATAATTAAAATGGAGTATCCTCTTCAAATTCTTCTCTAAGTTCTTCAATACCTTGACCATCTACTGCATTATTCTGCTCAGGGATATATTGAAAAATACCATGATCAAAATCAAGTGCATACTTAATATCTTTGTCATTAGAAGAATCTCTTGACTTAACAAGATGCATTGTCATTATCTTATCTTTCTGCTCAAAAAATATAACTATATAACTATAGTGCTATCTTGTCCTATTCTATCTGACTGAGCTATTAATGTGGTATTAAC